CGCAGGGTCCGCAGTATGGCCCCGGCCCGCAGCTGCCCGCAGGCATGACGGTCGATGCGGCGCTGGCAACGCCGGGTTACACGCCCGACGTGTTGATCCAGCACGGCTACATCGTCCGCCTGTAACTGAAACCTGCGGGGCGTTCTTCGGAGCGCCCCGTTTCACTGAGGCATACCATGTCTGAAGAACAACCCAACACCGCGCAGAACCTGGGGCGCGTCTTCGGCAGGATCGTGAGCGTGCTGTTTCAGATGCTGCTGATCCTGCTTCTTACTTCTCTGCTGGTCGTGATCTTCCGGCTCAACATCGAATCGTTCAAGGATCACAAGATCAACTCCGAAGTCCAGCGTGCGCGCATCATGTCGCAAGTGCTGGGCAGTCCCGAAAATTTCATCGAATACGAGAAGGCCCAACGCTGATGGACAACATCAAACCCGAAAACCACAACTTCACCTACCTGGGCAATGCCAGCCAGAACATCGCCGATCTGCCGGTGCGCGTCGGCCAGGACGAACACGGTGACCGCACCATCCACAGCGCGTGGCGTCCGTCGCAGGAAGACATCGCAAAGCTGCTGAACGGTGGTGTCATCGAACTGATGGTGTTGGGCCACAGCCATCCCCCGGTCATGATTTCCGTTGCATCGGCGACCGGCGACCTGTTCAAGCAGGAACCGCTGCACGGTATCATCACCCAAGCACGCGACTCGATTCTTCGTGCGCGTAAGATTTGGATGGATGAAAACCCCGCAGAAGATGGTCGCGATCACGAAACACCTTTCGACGTTCTTTTGTACGGTCAAGACAATCAGAAGATGACCGAAGAAGACGCCGCCTGCCCGATCCTGGCGCTGGCCCCGGCTGAGTACAGCTACTGGGAGAAACGGGTGTGGCGGCGCGGCGTGTGTGACATGGAGACGCGTGGCGAAGTTGCCCGCGCCGTGTCGGCCAGCCTGAGCAAAGCGGGCGTCTGATGCGCCCCGCAGCCGGTGTAGACGTTGAGTGCTTCAGCAACTGGTTCCTGATCGGGATCACTTGTCAGCAGACGCGTGCGCGCTGGGATTATCACCTTGTCCCCGGATCGCAGCTGGACATCGCTGCGATTCGCGCGTTGCTGTCGCACTTCACCATGATCACCTTCAATGGCGGTCACTACGACGAAATGATGGTCGTGGCCGCGCTGGCAGGTTTCGACAACCAACAACTGAAGGAGTTGAATGACACCATCATCAAGTCGGGCAAGCCGGATTGGATGATCCGCAAGGACTGGGGTCTGTGGCGTCCTGACTACATGGATCATATCGATGTTATGTCGGTGATCCCCGGCGTGCCGATCAGCCTGAAGATGAACGCCGCACGCTTGCACGCACCACTGATGCAGGACAGCCCAGTTTCGTTCGAGCATCCGATTCCGTTCCACATGATCGGCCACGAAACCGAATACTGCGCCAACGACCGCGAAGTGACACTGCTGCTGTACGAAAAGTTGCAGCAGCGTTTGTCGTTGCGCCAGGGCCTGACAGATCGCTACGGCGTTGACCTTCGCAGCAAGTCGGATGCGCAGATCGCAGAGAAGGCCATCGAAGCAGAATGGATCGCACGCATGCAGGCCAGCATGGCGCGGTGGGACGCGTACAGCCCTGAAGCGCGTGACCAGTACATGACCGCGTTGAACCAGCGTCTGCAGTATGATCCGAAGTTCCAGTCCAAATCGTTTCCGCATCTGACCCAGCCCTACGATCAGGACTACAAGGGTCGCATCCGCGTGCGCAAGCGTGTGATCACCCACGGCCATACCTTCAAGTACACGCCGCCTGCGTACATCCATTTCATCAGCCCGCATCTGCAGGAGATTTTCGAGACGGTGCAGCAGCTGGACTTCTTCGTTTCCGACAAGGAACAGGCGGTACAGCTGGGTGCGAACCCGGAAGAGAAGATCAAGACCGGCGTCGTGATGCCCGACTACCTGAAGAAGCTGGTGATCCCCATCGGCAACGGTCGGTACAAGCTGGGTATCGGTGGACTGCACAGCCAGGAATCGGGTGTCGCGCACAAGACCGTGCCGGGCGTGTGGCAGCTGCGCACCGCTGACGTGACCAGCTACTACCCGTCGTTGATCATCAAGCTGGGTCTGATCCCTGAAGCACTGGGACCGCTGTTCGCAGAGATTTACGAAGACTTTTACAACGAACGTCTGGATGCGAAAGCACGCGCAAAGCAGCTGGCAAAGTTGGCTGGTCTGTCGAAGGAAGAAGAAGCGCTGCTTGCCGAACTGCTGACGACCGAAGGCGGTCTGAAGATTGTTCTAAACGGCACGTTCGGAAAGCTGTGGTCGAAGCACTCCATCTTCTTCGCACCTGAGCATGGCGTGCATATCACCATGACCGGACAGTTCTCGTTGCTGATGCTGATTGAACGCATCGAACTTGCCGGGGCTTACGTGGTCAGCGCAAACACTGACGGCATCGAAATGAAGATTCCGCAGGGCCTGGGTCCGGTCATCGACATGATCATGAAGTGGTGGGAAGGTGTCACATCGTTGAACATGGAACAGGAGAACTATCAGGCACTGTACAGCCGCGACGTGAACAACTACATCCGCATTGGCAACGATGGAGAAGTGAAGCGCAAGGGGACGTATCGCTCGGCTGGCGTGCTGGAAAACAAGACGCCGAAGTACGACATTTGCGCCGAAGCGGTCGTCCAGTTCCTGAAGGACGGCACGCCGATCCGCGACACGGTGATGAAGTGCGATGACATCAGGAAATTCATCGAAGCACGCAAGGCTGGCGAAGCGGGCTACTACAGCACGCCGCAGAATCCGGTCGTAGCGCGCAAGGTGGAGAAGACTGACAGGAACGGAAAGATCACCACGGAATCGGAGTACGCAAGCGGTGGTGAGTTCCTGGGCAAGTCGGTGCGGTGGTACTACGCACGCAACTGCGTCGGCCACTACATCGCCAACCACAAGGGTCAGCTGGTCGCCAGCACTGAAGGCTGCAAGCCGGTGATGACGCTGCACGAACACTGGTTCCCTGACGACGTGGACATTGAACGTTACGTCGCAATCGCTGAAACCATGTTGGACGAAATTGGTTTCGGTATTCCTTTCTAATTGGAGAACACCATGAACACGAACAAAGAGTCTGCCGAACAAATCCTTGCCGTCATGCAGAGTATCAGCCCGTTTGGTAAGGCGGGCTTCACTGCCGAAGGTATGGACATCATGGAACGCGGCACGCGTATCACGCAGCTGGTTTGCTACAAACGGGCTGAACATTCCGGCTGGTGGAAGGAGTATGAAGCGATGCCGGAACAGTACCGCAAGCACTTCATTGCCGGTAAGTTGATGTTGTGTGTAAGCGAACTGGCCGAGTCGATGGAAGGGTTCCGCAAGAACCTGCAGGACGACCATCTGCCGCATCGCAAGATGATCGAAGTGGAACTTGCCGACGCCATCATTCGCATCAACGATCTTTCCGGTGCGCTGAACCTGGACATTGCCGGTGCGTTGATCGAAAAGCTGGCTTACAACCAGCATCGCCCCGATCACAAGCCGGAAGCGCGTGCGGCTGACAAGGGGAAGTCCTTCTGATGAAAAATATCATCTGGAAGTACCCACTGTCGGAACTGTTCGTGGTCGGCAAGCAGCAGGACGCGATGGTCGAACTGCCTGCAGGCGCACGCATCGTCCACGTCGAAGTGCTGGACACCACCCGCGTCGTGTTGTGGGTGGAGTTCAGTGTCGGCGACGACTGGGATGGTTTGACACCGCCGACCGTGAAGAACTACATGCGGCGTGTCGGTACTGGCTGCATCGTGCCGGAGCGCTATCAACACTTCCACACGTTCATTACCGAAGGTTCTTACGTGTGGCATCTGTATCGGTTTGAAGATCATGGATAACTTGACTGGCGACGAACGCGCGTTGTTGGCTGCATTGGTAACGCGCGAAATCAATCGGCAAAGCGAGTCCGAAAAACTGGACTTGAACAAGCGCAACCCTGACTACGACTCTGCGCGTTCCGCACGCAGACTGGCGGCGCGGCTGCTGGTCATACTGGGAAAGATCAATGCAACTTCCGCCGCTACCCAAGCTACCGCTACCACCGCTGCCGACGATCCCCAAAAGATTCGATGAAGATGCGGACGAAGGTGGTTTCACCCATGTCCAAAAGAAAGGGCGCGATGATGCGCTACTGCGGGTCGGCGACAAGCTGGCCCATCTGACCCGATCTGAATGCTACCGCCTGATCGGACAACTCGAACGTGTAGCCAGGAGACTTTGAAATGCGCAATGTTGATGTGTACGGCAAGAGCGGAAACCTTCGGGTTTTCATCGATGGGGAAGAGTACAAGCAGGTGTTGGCGGTGAACCCACCGGCCCGTGATCAGTTCGCCAACGTGGTACTGTCGGTGGACGGCAAGGTCACTTTCCACGGCGATGTGAAACCCCCGGAGGAGGCGCGCGAAGAACCGGCACCCGATGTGTACGATGATTTTAGGGTGCTGATCGAAAGGGTTACGGTGATGTGCCAGAAAGGCAAGATCACTCAGAAAGACTACGACGATCTGCTCAGAAATCTGAAGCGCGTATAAAGTGAAACCCCTGGCTTGCGCTGGGGGTTTCTTTTTGCTAAAGTGAAACCCATGAACCCGATCATCCTGGCCGCAGCGCTGGTACTGGCCCCCAGCACCCCGCAGCAGCTGTACAGCGAGACTTCCCACCCCGGCGAGTCGCTGGACGCCTTCGCCGTGCGCATCGCGCCACGGGCCGTGGAAGAGTCCCTGAAGGTGTCCGGGGAAATCTGCGGGGAGTTCCGCAAGGATGGTGATACCCATTCAGTTTCGTTCTACACCGTGGGCCACCAGACGGCGTGTTCCTACACGCGAGAAGGCGGGTTCGAGTACACCGGCCTGACCTACCACACCCATATCTTCATCGGTGTGACCAACAGCGACACGCTGCGGCAGAATGTCTACAGTCCGCGCTTCAGCGCTGAGGACTATAGCCACCCTGGATACATGACCACCGGCAAGGTCACGCTGTTCCAGGGTGGCACCCCTGCATCAGTCCGCAAGGTCAGTAATCGGTAATATCCGCAACCATGTGTTGCGCACGCGGCTGGTTGTATGCGGTCGCAAATGGCGGTCGCGTTCCCCAAATGGTGTCATAGATTTGGGCGAAACTCATGGTCACCTGGGAACCGTTGACCTGATGCAACGAGCCGTTGCCGACCACACGCCACGTACCCGCAGGAATCGGGTCGCTTTGGTTGAAACTGTCGATGACGTGCACAACGCCCAGCTTGCGGCCTGCAGGCCCGTTGTACTGCAATGATCCACCGGCCTGATTGCTTACTTCACCCACGATACGTAGCGGCTTCCAGTTGCTGCTGTAGGCAATCTCGCCGTTGTACTTGAAGATTTCAAAGCCGTAGTTCACACGCGGTAGGCCAGCGTGCGGCGGGCCATACGCGAACCACTCTACGACAGCGCCCTGCGCCGCCAAGTACGCCCCGGCCAAGCCGAACACCCAGTTGCCATTCGCGTCCGTCACAGCATCGCGGATGAAGATCGGCTGTGCGCAGTTCAACACCATCAGCGGCGGATAGCCGTACAGGTTCGGCAGCGTGATTGTGGCGAACGGGCCACCAGTGGTTGAAAAATACGTCCAGGGTGCGCCCAGTGTCACCGTACCCTTTGCGATCAGAACGAAGTTGGAATAATCGTTCGTGAACTGGATGTTGCCGGTTTCAGTGGCGGCGAAGAAGCCTGCGGGCATGTCAGTAGATTCCGTAAAGGATGTAGCACGCGTCTCCCGCGTCCCATGACAGGGTGGTTCCAGACGCGAACGCCTGCGGAATCTTCCGCACGTCACCAGACCCCTTGAACTTCTGCTGGCTGATGACGATGGCGTATGGCGTGCCGAGCGCGAATTCGGGAACGTTCATCGACCCTGCCGCATGGTTGTCGCCGAGCGCAAAAGCGCCCAGCGACTGCGACAGACGGGTGGTGTAGTCCACCACCAGCCTACCTTGATCGTCCCATACTTGGATGCCGGACGGCATTACGGCCAACCCTGCGTCACGTCGTATGCCTCGCACGCAGGCACCGTGTCCAGCATATCGATAGCTTCATGGTGCGCACGCTCGGCGGTGAAGCAAGCCTGTACATGGGCGCTGATCGCCAGGGCGATACCCTGCAGCTGTTCCTCCGTCAGCTGCGTCCATCCGCTTTGCGCCTTGAAGTCCACCGACTCCAACCCGCCCAGCTGGATCGCCGACAGAACGCCGCTCAGGCGGTTCTGGTCATCAAGCGTGGTGCCGACCTGCACGCCACCGATGCTGATGCCGCCAGTTTCGTGATTCCAGCGTGCGGAAGTAGCGTCAGCCTTCAATGCGTCCTTCCACTCTTCCAGCGAGCGCATGGGTTCCACCGACAGCGGCGTGTTGTTCTCCAACCACTCGGTCGGCCACAGATAGTGGCCGCGCGGAATGATCGCGCCAGTTTCGACACAGCGAATGATGTCTGGATTTTCAGTAAATTGATACATGATTAAAGCTCCGAGTCTGCTGTCCAGTGGAACCGTTCTACATTCCCTGGCGTGGCTGTTCCATTTGGCACAAATACCTCAAACGACATTGAGCCGATTTGGTCAGCGGACGCTGGCTTGTTAGTGACATGCAATCCGTTTTGCCCGTTCTCAGAAAGCTGCCCGGACGATCCATCTTGCGTGTTGTAGAAGGTAATTGCTGGAGTGCTGCGCTTCCTCTGGCTAAAACGCACAACAGGAGCGTACAACAGGTAAGTGGTAAGAGCGCCTGAGTTATAGCACCCCTCACGTGTAACAGTACCGGGCACAACACCTAGGTTGTAGCTCTTTTCGTAGTAACGCTGGCACAGAACCAGTTCAATTGCGTCGTTGCGTTGTTCGAAGCCGGTGGCGGTGCCACCCTGTTCAAGCTGGACGTTCGCTATGTCTACGGTCCATGTTTGGTAAGTCAGACCGCCGCTGGCAGCAGCGTGATTCGCACCGGCATCCATCCAAAAACGGATACGCAAATGGTCGTTAGCGCTGCCGATGGTCTTACCTGTTACTGATGGCAGTTGAACGGTTACCGTGTAGAGCTTCCATTGTGTGGTTATATCCAACAGCGGAGCGGTGATCGTATCAACTGCCGTAGAGCCTCCTGTCCCGAAGTCCTGAACAAAGTTCACGGCCAACTTAGCCGCTGTGTTACCCCGCGCGTAGAAGCTGACAGTGACCGTTTGCCCCGCGAATGTCCCCACACCTTCGATAGACTGCCCGAAGTAGGCCAGCGACTCAGCAGTGAGTCCGCTGTTGCTACTATAGCGCGAGTAGTATCGGGGGTTTCCCGGTACTTCAGTCTGTCCGGGCGTAAATGCTTGGCGACTATTGCCGATCTTCGTGGTTTTCGACGCAGCGAACCAACGGTCTGCCGTGGTGTACCGACGTAGCCAGTTATTGTCTACCTCAGCCTGAACCACGCCACGCTGCCAGATTCTAAAGTCGCCATTGATAAGCACATTCTTGCCGGGGATTCGTGCGCCCAGCGCGGTATCAGCATTCTGGCGTGCGGTCACTTCCGCTGAGACAGCCTGCGAAAGCGCAGTGTCGGCGTTCTGGCGTGCGGTCACTTCCGCTGAGACAGCCTGCGAAAGCGCGGTATCAGCATCAGCACGGGCAGTCGCTTCGTTGTCGATCCGAACACCCAGCGCAGTGTCGGCGTTCTGGCGTGCGGTCACTTCCGCTTGCAAGTTGGCATTGGTCGGTAGACCGTCGATGCGGGTACTCAGCGCACTATCGGCCTGCGCACGCGCCTGTTGCTCGGCTTCGATGTCGGCCTGTTGCGCATCGAAGTTGTTGTTGATCTTGCCGAACGCGGTGAACGCATCGTCGCCGAAACTGCCGTCCGGGTACGGGGTGGTTTGGTCGATCTTTTCAATAGCCATAGTGGTTTCCTTTTACCAAGTACCTGCACGGAAGCAGAGATTGCCGTTTGCGTGATATGCCCTGATGTTGCCGTTACTGTATTCGAAGCGTTGACCACTGCTGTTGGGTGGGGTGATGATGAAGCGGTCGGCCTGAACCGCAAAGTCCACACGCTGCCCATTGTTACCGATCTTCATACCGCCGATCAAACCGTTCGCCTCGACCGCCAGGAAATACTGGGCATTGATGGCGCTAACGACACCGTTTACCGTCTGCACGTCTGCACTCAGCTGCTGCACAACGCTGGCTTCTGCCTTGCCCGCCACCTGTGCCGACACGTTGGTGATCGCGTTGGCGTTGGCCGTCACCTTGCCGTCGAGCGTGCTTACCGTACCTTCCAGCGCGGTCAGCGCCGATGCGTTGGCTTTGCCTGCCAAGTTCACGTTGATCTGGTCGATGGACTGGCCCAGTGCAGTGATACCGAACTCGGTTTCTTCAACGCGGCTGGTCAACAGCCGCACAGTTTCTGAAGACGCCTTACCATCGACTTCTGCAGTCAGCGAAAGCAGCGCCTGTGCCTGCGCAGACACGTCATTAGAAATGACTTCGATCTGGTCGGTAACACCCGACTTGAACTGGGCGTAATCAGCCTGCAGCGTGGTCATCTGGCGCGACAGGGCAAGATCACCTTCAGCAATCACACTGTAGATCGTGCGCGCACCGGCACGAATCGTCCTGTCGCCCGCACGCCAGTCATGGTCACCAGCACGCTTCGGGCTGATCTGTGCATCCAGCTTCAGCACCGATTGCGATACAGCAAACAGACCATCTTCGGTTTCTTCGACGCGAGTGGTCAGCTGTTGCACAGCGCTAGCATCAGCCTTCCCTTCAATCTCAGAATTCAGCGTGGTGATCTGTTCCGCCAGGGCGGTGTCGCCAGCGATGCGTGCCTGAGTCTCGGTCGTGACCGACGATTCGATGTCACCCGCACGCACCTGCAGCGAACTTATTTCCGTTGCCAGAACTTCGTCACCGTTGATGCGTGCGTTGCGCTCGTTGAACACGATACCCTGTTGCAGTTCAGCAACATCAGTACCTTCGTAGTCGCCACGCATCTGCACGGCCAGCGTGTTGCGCTGGAATGCTTCAGCCTGATCACCGGCAATACGTGCCTGTGTTTCCTCCTGTACCATCGCCACCGACGCGCCCGGCGTCGGACGACCCACCGCGATGTAGTCGAACAGGAAGTAATTGGACGTGTCTACGGCCTGCCCCAGCTGGATGCTGATCGAATCAAGCGTACCGCCCGACCACGCGATGTCATCTAGATCAACGACACCGATACCGTTGTTGTCCCACGACGGTTCGACAGCGGTTGCGTTGCCGGTGCTGGCGTCGGTCAGGGTCCAACCAATCTGGCCCAGCCACACAGGGTTGCCGACACGCTTCACGCGCATCTTGATGTATCGATAGGCCGTGCTGTCGATACCCAACCCTGCAGGTGACGTGGCAACTGCCGCGCCAGGGTTCAGGAAACCATCGGTGGCAGCACCGTTCCAACCTTCAGCGTTGTCATCGAAATACCAAATCTTCTTGCTGTCGAACTGCTGACCAGTACCGGCGCTGATTTGGCTGATCTGGTAGGCCAGCGATTCGTCAGCAGACTGGCGCACATCCGCTTCATTGGTGATCGCGGCTTCACGTTCCAACTTCTCATTCAGCAGTGCGCTCGCATTGGCTGCGATGTCATCTTCCAGTCGGCCAACTTCCTGCTGGCGTGCTGCAGTCTCCGCTGCGATCTTCTGATCGGTTTCGGTCGCGTTCTGCTGAACCTGTTCGACGACAGCATTGATCGCATCAACGCGGTTCTGCGTTTCGGTGAAGATGCGGGTGAACGCTTCGTTGATACCTTCCTCGACTTGTTCGATCACTTCACCGAGATTGAAGTTCAGCGTTTTTTGCACAGTGACCATTTCGGTGGCGAGAATGCCAGCCGTGTTGATCGCACGCAGCGCAAACGTGTACTGACCTTTGGGTGGCTGACTGGTTTCGAACGCATCGGTGTAGAAGCCGCCACCATGATCGCCACTGGCGAGCGGGGTCATGTCGTTCCACACCGCAGGCGCAAAGCCCGCCATGAAACGAATCTCCACACCAGCGAAGTCCGGCGACTGGATGGTGTCTGCGTACCAGCCCCAGGAGAAGTTGCGCAGACCACCGGCAACTTCAAGGATGGTGAACAGGTCCGGGTTGACGGGCGGCAGTTCGGCACCGGCCACGTCGAACAGCGTTGCAGCCGCGATGCCAGGAATGCCGTTGTCGCCGATGGGAAGTACCTTGACGATATAGCGACCCACATCGTCCACACGCCACGTCGCAGTCAACGTGTTCGTATCGGCGACCTGCAGCGGCGGGTCACCTTCCTTGCCGAAGGTCACGATGCAGTTGCTGGCATACCCAGTCACACGCCACGTGGCGCTGATCATGGAGAACACCGTGTCGCCCTGGACGATGCGTTCTTCGCGCACGCGCAGGTTCGTCACCTGCGGCTGGGTGCGCAGCAACGATTCGTTCTTCGGCGGGATGTACTCGCCGGTTTCAACGTAATGCCAGAACTCGTCGCCTTCTGGAACCACGCTGATCGATGCACCACTCAGGTCGTCGCCTGGGCTGATGCCGGTAACGCGGCAACGCAGGCCAGGGGTTTGCTTGAAGTCGTACAGGTACAACGTATCCCATGCCGGATTGTTCTCGCTGTCGCCAGGGAACGGCACGCCAGCGGGCCACTGCCCCAGCAGCGTCACGGTATCGGTGCTACCGCTAAACGCACGGATCGCAAACACCCGGTAGCCGCTTTCGCCTGGGATGCGCAGACCAACGTAAGCATTACCGGTTTCAGGTGCCGGAACGGGTTCGTCGAACTTCAGGACAATGGCACCGTCGCGGGTGGCCGACAGCAGGCGACCACCATATCCCCACTGCGTCAGATCGTGCTGCAGTTGGATGATCGACATTTGACCGTAGGCCAGATGCTCGATGTCCTGGGAGAACACGATGTCCTTGAACTGGTAAATGTTCTGCGCCATGTGATAGCGCGCCATGATCGCCGCATGCGCTTCCGTGCCGATACCTTCGCCGGTCAGGCGCGCAGGGTTCTCCATGACGCTGACGCCCGGAGCAGGAACACGCAGCGTCTTTGCTTCCCAGGTCGTGCGATCAATGTAGGTGTACTCGATACCATCAGCCGCCTGCTGCAGCGAATAGTCGATCTGAAATTCACCCTTCTTGATGTTGCCCATGTTGACCACGCCTTCGTGGCCTTGCCCCTTCGCAGCCCACAGCGCGGTCAGGCGACCCGGCGACCAGCTGTAACGGCCCATGCCTGCCAGGGCGATGGTGGACATGATTTCGTCGTGGGTACGCGCATCGGTCAGCCACTGATCGTAGGTGTAGTTGTTGGCCGTGCAGTGAACCATGAACGACTTGAAAGAGTCGATGTCGATCTGCGAGTCAGACAAACCCATACCCGCGATCAACACGCCTTCGCTGTCACGGAAGCCGCGTGCGTACTGCAGCATCTGTGCGCCAGGGTTGCTCAGACCGTTGCTGCGGTCGGTAGCGGTGACCCATTCGATACCGTTCCAGATCGGCATGGGGTTGGCGTACATGATCGCACGCACTTCATCAGGCGTACCGGAGATTTGACCGGTTGCCTTCAGCTGCACGCCGATGCGCGACAGGCCACGGTAGTTGGCATCGTCAGCCTGGATCGAAACAAGAGACGCCCAGTTGAATTCGGCAGTGGCACCTTTACCGTCAGTATTATGGCCGAGACGGCGCAGGCGAACGTCGTACTGTCCGCGCGGAACGTCCCAGCCGTAGGTGCGGCGATTTTCACTCTGCTTGTCACTGACCAGAGACGGCTGCTGCGGTGCGAACGCCCAGTTGCCACTGCCTGCAGGGGCGTACTGGATTTCGACTCGTTCCTGATTGTTCTTCTTCTTACCCTTGCTGGTCAGATCGAACAGGAGGAAAGAAAGATCGACTTGGATGCGCACGGTGTCCATCGACGTGGTGCGCGTGACATAGGCACCCGGCGTACCCGGCTCGGCTTCGAGCGCGCCGCCGCCGATGGTGTCAACGTTGGTAAACAAAGGGATCGTCTGGTTCTCCATGCCAGGAAAACCATTGAACCACGTGCGTTGTCCTTCGTAGATGGTGATCGGAGAGTCGCCAACGTAAATCTGCTCGCAGCGATTGACGTTGATACCCGGCGACAGAACCATGCTCAGGTACTGATCGTTATCCTGATAGATGGTGTACGGGATACTGATCACGTCCGGCGTGACGCGCACGCTGCCGAACAGCAGGCCAGCAGGTTCGTACTGTCGAACTGCGTTGCGCGCGCCGCTGATGTTGTACACCGAGTCGCGTTCGATGCTGGCCGGTTTTGGCGGCTTCGGCCCCAGCACCTTGTTGATGATCATCGCGCCGACAACCTGGATGGCACCGATGACGGCCATCGACGCGGTAGCACTCAGGCCAGCCGCAGCAAGACCCGCAGCGAAGCCTGCGCCGATACCGGTAGCAGTGGCAGCACCAGCCGCGACTGCAGCTGCAGCACCCATCGTAAAGATCGAAAGCACGACCAACGCGATGATCAGCAGCGCAGTCTTCTGCACGCCGAAACGCACTTCAATGTTCTTCCCCTGCTTCGGGAACACGTGCGCCCACAGTTCGCGCTTGACCACCTTGCCGCCAATGGTGACGACCATCGGCTGACCATCCATGTTGTCGATGTGCCGATGCAGAAATGACGCCAAGCTTTCGCCGGGCGTCAAGTCGAGGACAACTTGCGTTTCATGGTCGATAAGGATCGGGTGCCGATTGATCTTCAGCACCGGATCGTTGTTGATCAGTACACCCATTTGTAATACCCCTCAATTCTCAGACCCAAGCGTCCCAGTTTGCGGATCGGGTGCAGAACGCTTCCCCCAGCTTTCTTCGCGTTGTGGAAGATGCTGGGTTCCCCCTCGACAACCAGATACACGCCGCCATGCGTGGGGATTGTATCGCCAGCGTCGAACATCAGCACGAAGTCCCCGTCCTGGGGGTCATCGGTCCTTACGCCGTAAGGCTTTGACAGGTCGGCCAGTTCTTCCTGGCACTCGCCGCCGCGCGGGCGTTCGGTCGGAAGGGCGACCGGCCAGCCGAAGAAGTCACGGACGAAGTAGAGCGCGAAATCGGCACAGTCGAAGTCGTCGCTGTAGGGCATACCGCCGTACTTGCGGATGTCACGTTCCTTGATCATGCGAACGCTCCTGGCGTCAGATGCGGATAGAAGCGCAGCTTGACGCCCTGTTGCCGCATGATGTGGTCAGCGCCGCAGTCTGCAGTTGCAATCACGCCGCTGACCGATACGTTGGTCACAGGCAACCAAATGTCATAGGAAATCTGCAACGGCGCGATCTTGTTGCACAGGCCGATGTAAGCCATCACCACTTCACCCGGCTGGATGCGTTCCAGATAGTCGCTGATGCCGCGACCAACGTTGTCGATCACCAGCTGCGCACGCGCTGCAGAACCCTGCACGTCTTCGGGCAACTTGAAACCGAACGGAAGGCCAACGTACTCCACGTCGTCCAGGGTCCAGTTTCGAGTGTCGTTGCACACGCGCAGCGGCTCAGGGAACGATGGTGCTTCCAGCCGCATGACGGCCAGCATGCCAACGTTGTCGGTTACACGCTGGCGGTATTCGAGAAAGGTACTCATCGCAGGTACTCCACAGTCACAGTGCGTTGGGTCAGGGCGAAGCCCCCCGTGACGGGGGACAACGCACCGATCTTGGCTTCCTTGAAGCGCGCACTGACAACTTGCCGGGTGCGCGGGTTACGGAAGTTGAAGAAGCCGATGCGGCGCAGATCGTTGAAGTACCAATCTTCAAAGTCCTGCGCCGCCTGGGCCGTTTCAAACTGCACGGTGAAGGTAAGTTCCTGCATAACGTGAGTGTTCAAGATCGCCTGTTTCGGCATACCACGTTCCATTTCGGTACGACGAATCGACGGCTGGGGTTCTTCGGAGTAGCCACCCAGCATGATCTTCGCGTTTGCAGGCCAGTTGGACATTTATGCGTTCTCCTTCAGTCGGTAGCGTGCCTTAAAGGCGGTGTTGAGTGGGCCAGTACCTGCGGCGACATTGCCAGCCATCTTCGATTCGATCTGACCGATCAGCACGTCAATGCTGGTGTTTCCGTTTTCGTCCTGGCGTTCTTCGGTCTTCGTGCCTTCCGGCGCCCCGATGATGTTGACGGTGATACTTCCACCCCCGACCCCACCGGCCTTGACGCCCAGCTTACCATCGCTGCCCCTCGACAGCGGCATGATGGCTTCCGGACCAGCCTCGCCGAAGATACCCGCGCCCTTGGCGAACATGAAAGGCTGCGGCGTGTTGTACACCTTGCCCGAGTACGCGGATAGCGAAGGGCTGTTGTAGACATTGCCCTTTGCATTGGTCGTGATCGGGATCGACTCACGCTGCACACCACCGATACCACCGCCGCCCCACATCGACATCAGCCACACGATCATCTTCTGCGTACCCAGTCGGATCAGCTGCTTGATGATGGTGTTGGTCAGGTCGGTAACAGACGCCTTACCGTTGATGACCAAATCCTGCAGCATCGATTCGATGCCGGTCGTGGTATCACTGAAGAACTTTTCGCCCTGGGCGGCGATGTTGTTCATGTCGTCCTGATAGTTGCGGAAGGCACGTTCGTAACCGTTCAACCAGCTGCCGCGCGCCTTGTCCATGCGGTCGTAACCATCCTGCACGATCTGCACGGAACGATCAGTGGACGCACGCAGCGCGGCTTCTTCCTGCGCATACTGATCCGCGTTGCCAGGGTTTCGCGTCTTCAGGATCGCCAGCTGATACAGCTTGTCGGCCTGTTCGGTGTACAGCTGGGTGATCGCAGCAACGCGCTGGGCTTCCAGCGTACCCATGCCGATGCTGTCAACTTGCGCATTGAAGTTACGTTGCAGCGCAAGTTCGGAAGAACGCAACGCGTTGTTGTAGTCCTCCAATTCCTGCTTACGCTTCTTCGTGGTGTTCGCTTCCTGTTCGTCCAGAACCTGCTGTTCCGATGCAGCCTTCGCACGCACCTGGGCAAGATCGGCTTCCAGCTTGCCGATTTCACGACGGTTGTTCACCGTGTTCTTCGAAGCCCGCAGGTAGGCAATCTGACCCTGGATCGACTTCTCGTTCGCCGCCAACTCTTCGGCCACGTTCTTACGCATCTGCGCGTAGTACGCAGTCGCGGTGATCGTGTTGGCCTGGAACGCAGCCTGGGTAGTGCGGGCGTTGGCCTGGATCGCGGCGTTCGTGATGTCGGCCTGATCCTTGAACGCCTGCAGCGCGGCACGCTGCGCATCGTTTTCGGCACGGTTGCTGCCGGTCTTCGGGTCTTTGTACTTCTTTTCGATTGCAGCCATCGCTGCAGCACGCTTGCTTTCGATCTGTTCGGCCAGTTCGATCTGACCGGCGAAGCGCGCATCCGCCACTGCCTTGTCGATGCGCGCGTTCTCAGCCTTTTTCGCTTCCGCACGCTGCTGCGCCTTCGATGCCTGACTGTTGATCAGGCGGTCGGTTTCGATTGCTGCAGCATTGGCATTGCGTCGCGCCAGCGCCTTGTCAGCTTCCAGCTGCTCGGCACCCATCTGCTGATTCAGCTGCTTGATGCGGTCGTAACCCTGCATCAACTTCGCTTCCAGCTGCTTCTGCTGGGCATCAGTCAGAACGAAACCCGACGACGGATCACGCGAACGTTGCAGGGCGTTCATGTCGCGCTGGTTCGCCATCATCTGCTTCTGCAGTTCCAGCGCAGCAGTGGTGTTGCGACCGACACCCATCATCGCGTCCCAGGCTTCGCTGGCACCGATCTTCAGGTACTTCCACGCTTTTTCCAGCAGGCCCAAGTTCTCCTGCACGTTGCGGGCAGCGTCGATGGTGGCGTTGGCATACGCCTGCGTTGCCAGGGTGGTGGCTTCCTGCGTCTTACCCTGTTCGACCAGTGCTTCGATCTGCTTATACGTCGCGTAGGTCAGGAAGTTCTGACCTTCGTTCAGTTCATAGATCGCCTTCAACGGGTCTTTCGCCAGCTTGACGAACTCGGCCACGGTGTCATCAATGGCCTTGCCCGTAGCACGGTTCATTTCTTCCGCAGCGGTGGCAACGATCTGCATGTTCTCGCGTGCGATACGACCAGTGCTGACCACAGCGGCGATTGCGCGCGATGCCGACGCCTGGGTGGCAGAACTGTTGTTGTCGATGGCTGCTGCCATCATCTGCAGAGAATCGACAGTGACACCTGCGTTGTTACCGGTCAGCGCCAGGGCCTTGGCGAACTGGTTCTGTTCCTGCGAACCCTTGTACGCCGCAATGGCGAGCGCACCCAGCGCGGCGGCACTGACGGTCCACACATTGACCAGCTTCAATACTTCTCCACCGAGCGCACGCGCTGCGGGGACGATGCCGCCGAACATGTCTTTCAACTGACCACCCTGCTGCAGCAGAACCGTCAACGGTGCCTGACCGCCCTGCAGTGACACGAAAATATCGGTCATCTGTGCAGGAACACCGCGCATGGCAAATTCCAGCTGCTTCTGCGAAAGGCCGTATTCGTTGACCTTGCGCTTGGATGCGTCCAGCTGGGTGTTGTACTTGCCAAGTTCCGCTTCTTTCTGTTTCATCGAAGCGATCAGCGGCGCAGCCTGCTGGGTCAGGCCGAGTTCTGCCGCGCGCATTTCCAGAATCTCGGTGCGAGTCTTGCCGATCTGCTGTTCCTGGCGCTGAAGGTCAGCAAGGAAGTTGTTCTGCGCAGCCAGCTGACGTTCGGCAGCTTCCTGGCGTTCCAGTTCCTGCGTCAGCACGTCAACCGCTTCCGCACGCCGCCATGCTGCCTGTGCTGCAGCAACGTCACGTTCCTGATCGGCAGCATTGCGCACCGCCTGTTCTGCGGCGTCTTCCCGCATCAGCGCGATGGTCAGTGCTTCGGTGGCTTCCGCACGCCGCCATGCCACCTGGGCAGCACGTTCTTCTTCGGCCACCCGGTCGGCGTTGCGCAGGGCTTCTTCAGCCGCATCCTGGCGATACAGCGCCAAGGTCAGGGCTTCGGTCGCGTCGGCACGGCGCTGGGCGGCCTGTGCGACCCTCTGCTGGTCGTCGAAGTCCGCACCAGTACCCTGCTGGCGGGTACGCTCGTTGTCCCACGTCAGAGCCTCGCTGTGAAGGCTGTTCAAACGCTCCTGTTCGCGGGCAACGTCGGCCACTCCGCGACGGTAAGCGTTGATGGCATCGGTCGCAGCCTGGATGATCGCAGGATCGACACCCTGGCCTGCTGCCTTCAGCAGTTTGATTTCTTCCCGACTCTTGCCCAGGTTGCCAGCGTATTCCAGCAACGAACGTGCGGCGCGCTTGGCTGCACTGTTCTGCCCGTCGAACGCAGCTTCGGCGTCTTCGCCAAAACCGGTCGCGGCATTCTTCGCCCGCTTGATTGCCAGTTCGTACTGCGCAAGATCGATAACGATGTCTACTCGCGCAGTACCGATACTATCGTTGGCCATTTTCCGGTCCTCGAAAAAACCCCGCACAAGGCGGGGTCAGATTTCTTTTCGTGCTTGCGCTTCGATGATGCGAATGTCATCCATCATGTCGGTCTGCTGATCATCAGGAATCGCCCGCCGTGCCATATCTGCGTAGATCACGTTGTAGTCGAGTCCATAGAACCCGTGTGCAGATGCACGCCACTGCGTTTGGTTCCTGATGTACAGCATGAGAACGTCCCAGTTCTCTTCCCAAACATCGATTTCCGGTTCAGGGAAATCGTCCATCGTTTTCGCACCGCCGAACTTCGCAAGTTCCGTTTCGCTAGGCGGTGACCAGTGATGCACGGTCACCGCCTCTTTCAGTTTTTTACGCGCTGCACCTGCCGTGCCTCGAAGAAGCCACCCAGCAGGGCCATGATGGTGTACGGACGATCATGCTCGGCTTCGATCAAACCTTCGACCGACAGGTCGTATTCCGATTCCCAGCTTTCGATCAGGCCGAACACCACCAGGGCATTCTGCCGTTCCTTGTCGCCGTCAGCGGCCTTGACCGATTCTTCGACAAGGGTGTCATACGCCGCAGGCTTCAGGTTGCGATACACCAGCGGCAACTTGAACTTTTCACCCTGGGCTTCGAGCGTCAGGGTGGCGGCGATGGTTTCGGGGGTCTTCTTCTTCAGCATGGCTTATGCCTTGTAACGGATCGGGTCCGAGTTGATGGAGAACGACGCGGTGACCGTGCTGTTCTCGTTGAGGGTCTTCGTCGGGATGGCGTTGAACGAAACGGTGCCGACGTAGTAGATGGTATCACCATTCGGCGTGGTTTCACGCAGCACCACCGGTTCGCCGCGCGCATCCAGTTCGCGCAGTGCTTCGAACCACGGCAGATCGCTGTCTTCGTCCATCACGATGTTGTAGCCCATCGCGGACTTGAAGGTCGGCTTGCGGCGCTGGCGGTTCGAACGATCTTCGACGTACTGGTAATCGAAGTAGTTCTGATCGCCGCCTTCGGTGGTGACTTCACGGACCTGGGACAGCGAGACGAACGCCTGGGTCGCGCGGAACACGCCGCCACCTTCGCCGGGCGGGTACAGGCCGGTGTTGGTCGTGTCGTAGCCTTCCAGCACGAAGCTGACGCCATCGACGACCGTACCGACGCGGGTCGGTACATCGGTCAGGCCGGGCCAGTTGGATTGGATGACGACAATCGCGCCTTCGGCGGGCGGATTGGCGGACGATGCGACAGCCGGGTTCGCATTGCTGATCGCGCTGATTGCCACGCCAAGCGCGGCGAGCGGTGCGACGGCAAAGCGGGTGCCGTTGACGAAACGGGATGACATGGGTATTTCCTCGCTGCGGTTAGTGGGTGTTACGGGTGGTTAAGATACATCGGGTTTGTACCAAACGCCAAACTGCCACAGGGCAGCGTACTTTTTCAGGGTTGGGTGGGAAAAACCTTGCCAGCTGCCTTGCGGCTCGCACGCGGGGAAACCGCCGTGGCACATCGCGTATTCGATCAGGTCAGCCAGCTGTTCGCGGCGTGCGCTGCGGTCGCTGAAGGCAGTGACTTGCACGCGTGCGTGCTTGGCGTCCGGCAGTTCCTGTTCGACGTACCATTGCGCGCGGCCACCTGGGCGAGACAGCAGGATGAAATCGCCTTTGGGGGCAACGTCAGGGGTCTGATCCCAAAACACGTTGCCACCGACCAGCGGCGACAGCACTTCAAGCATTTTCTGTTCGAGATTCATTTCTTGATTTCCCGCAGCAGTTTCGGAAGTTCTTCTTTGCCGCGCGACACTGCGGCGCGATACACGTTCTGTACGTTGGCGTCGAGCGCAGGCGCCAGGAACGGTCGAGCCTTAACTTGCAGCCCGCCCCCAGGCTTCGGCTTGCTATCGTCGGTGAAGAAAGAGCCATCGGGGTTCATGATGACTAAATTATCCATCAGGAAGCCAAACTCTACGAACACTCCCCAAAACGCCTTCTTAGCGTTCCATGAAATGCTATAAACAATTTTTGTAGGAGTTGACTGATCGCTGTAAGCCAGGTACATCGCATCCGCCAGAACGTGTTCTTGTTTAGCGCTGCTACCGGTTTTCCACTCTGCGTTGTACGGGCCGTTTTTATCCCCATCAGGCGCGTTTTCAATAGCAGCGTCACGAACAATGACACCACCACTTACCCCCATTCGGCGGGCAAGCGCTTCTTTCAGGTCATCCATACCGTCAAGCGCTTTCAGCCACTCGCTGACATCAACCGTCATTGTTGCCAGCCTCACACACCAGATCGGTGTACTCCCGACCGGCATCGTCGTGTTGCACCTGCAGGATGTCGAAGATCGCACCCGTCTTGACCAGCACCACTCGCATACCTGCGTCGATGTCGGTGCGGTAGCGAATGCGCACGCTCTTGCGCACGCCAGTGGTCATGATCCCCGAGTTCTCGCCAGCACGGCGAATGGTCGCCATGCCGCTTTCTCCTTTCACCTTCGCCCACAGGCGCGGGTGATGGACAACCCAGTCGTCGAGAAGCTGACCGCTGGTGTCCTTTGCGCCGCTACGCTTTTCGATGCGGACGGCGCGGTTGTACTCGCCAGCGGTTTCGCTCACAGCAGTTCCCCCATGTATCGGCGCTGCTGGTAAATCCAGCTGGCCGTCTGCGGCACCAGCACTGCAGCTGCACCCTGCCCCGCAACCACGTTGCTGCGGTTCTGGTAGCTGTGCTGGATGGTGGTAAGGATTGCACCGCGAATGTGATCGTCGATCACGATGCCGTTGCGCGTCTGATACCACTTGATTCGCTTCGACTGATACCCATCGCGGGCAACACGAATGGCTTCGCAACGATCCGATTCGTCTTCCAGCTGATCCGCAGCAGTGATCGCATCATCGCGCTCCTGCCGTGCAATGACCATCGCCGCAGGGATCGCGGCGATGGCTTCTTGCAGTTCGTCATCGGTCTGGAAAACGTCACGATTGAGTTGCGTGATCGCGTCGATTTCTGCAGCGTTGATGTACAGCTGCAGCAGATCGTCGTCTTCACCATCAGCACGGCAGTGCGTCCGTGCCTGTTCAAGCGTGACGAATGCCATGTCGATTAGCCCCGGTTGTTCTTGCCGCCACCCTTGGCACCGGAAGCCTTCGGCGACGTGGTGGCATCCGGGATTTCGCTTTCGGCTTCGGCATCAGCTTCGGCGACGGCGGCGTTGTGTTCGGCCTGCTCGGCAGCAGCCTTCTCGGCGGCTTCCTTCTCGGCCTTGATCGACAGATGATCGTGAGTTGCGGCCTTGGTGGTTTCGCTGAAGTAGCCACGCACCTTCAGCTGGTTGGCTTCGGCTTCGTCCACGACGGTGACGATGGCACCCTGCGGCAGCGGGTTGCGGAAACCTGCGATCTGCAGCGGCTGGTTGAGGATAACGCGCATCGGTGTATCTCCTGTTTTACTGGGTTGGATGGAATAACGGCACCCTACACTGAGGGTGCCGTTATGGGTACTCTACAACACGCCGCCGTTACGGGCCTTTGACCAGACCCAGCGCGGTGGCGAAGTTGCCCTTCTCGAACGTCCAGGCACGCTTGACGGCCAGCGCGATCATTTCTTCGGCGCGCATGGTAGCCAGGTTGTACTCGAAGTCCTTGTCGTTCTCGGTGCTGATCAGCACTTCCACGCCCAGGCGACGGTACGACGTGGCACCGAACTTGAAACCACCGGCCAGGAAGTCACCAGCCTGCATCGCCGGGGTGGCGACGACCGGCTGACGCCACAGCGACGGCTGCGACAGCCCGTTCTGCGGGTTGGCGAACATGTAGCCGCCGTTCTCGTCCTTGGTCAGTTCGATCAGCGCCCAGTCGGCGGGGTTCATGGTGAAACCGTCCACGATGCCGCCACGCAGCTGGATGTTCAGCATCACCAGACGCAGCACGTCGGCACGGTTGGCGAACTGGATTGCACCGGCCTCCACGCCAGCCGGCAGTGCGAATACCGGGGCCTGCGGCATGATACCGTGCAGGTTCTGGCCGACGCCGTTGCCGTACAGGTACTGCACTTCCTTGACCAGGCCCAGGCCGTAGCGCATTTCCGAATCGACTTCGCCGACCAGACGCGGCGCGTCCATGATGGCCTGACGGGTCAGCTTCGCCAGATGGGCCAGCGTGCGCACCGGCACGGTGTCGCTTTCCCACTTGTAGTTGCTGTAGGGCTTCTGCGCACCTTCGGCGACCGGCGCAGCGTTGTTCTCGCGGACGGTCTGCTTGGCGTAGTCCACCGACGAACTGGTGATGTTGATGCTGGTCAGCAGGTCTTCGATGGTCAGTTCGGTACGCGGCATGCGCACCAGATCACCATCGCGGTATGCCGGGGACAGCAGGCCGTTGCCCGACGTGCCACCGGCAGCGACGGTATCGATCTGCTTGACCTGGGCGCGGAAGGACGACTTGCTGCCGTTGCTGCCGACCTTGAAGTCCTCGAAGCCGTCCGACTCGATGATCTGCTGACCCCACGACTTGCGGCCCTGGGACTCCTGGCGGGTGCCTTCGATCTGCTTCTGTTCCAGTTCCTCGAAACGGGCTTTCAGGCCGTTGAGGGTTTCAACGGACTTGTCGAAGTTTTCGCGCAGTTCGTTGCTGAACTGCTCGCCCTTTTCCAGACGACCCTTCATGTCCTTGCCGATGGCGTCCAGGTCTTCGGTCTTCGACTTGATTTCTTTCAGCGCCTTGTCGAGGGCCTTTTCCAGTTCCTTGATTTCCGGTGCGCCATCCGCACGCAGCAGGACACCGGCCAGCGACACGCGCGGCAGGTACGGGATGACGGCATAGGCCAGGGACATCGCTGCGGCCAGCTGCGTGGTGTCATTCCAGCCGCCGAATGCGAAGGATGCGACCACGCCCAGGAGCATCGCGGTCAGGAGGATGTTACGTGCGTTCATGTGATACCCCAAAATTAAAGAGAGAAGTTTTGCAGCGTGGACTTCAGCGATTGCAACTCCGGCGACTTGTCCGCAGGTTCCCCCTGCGTGCCACTGGCAGCTTTGATGCGATGGATCATTTTCGCAGCTTCCCGCTGCGACAGCCCGAACGTATTCTGCAATGCTTCCTCACAGTCGCGCAAGGTAGCAAGGTCATCCCAGGATTTCACCGTTTGGATACGGGCGGTGTCACCGGCAGGGAAGGTGACCGGCGAAATCTCCCACAGGTCTACTTCGTGCAATTCGCGCACCAGCCGCGCGGAATCATCCTTGAACATCACGGTGTCGTAGCCGATGGACAGGCCGGACAGCGCGCCTTGCTCCATCAGCGCATGACCTTCGACGCCAACCTGCGTCTTCATGTTGATTTCGCCTTCGACATACAGGCCCGTGCTGTCTTCCTTCAGCTGGGAATACACGCCCATCGGCTGACGGCTGTTGTGCTGCCACAACATCGGCACCTTGCGCTTCAGTTCCTTGAAACGCGCCAAGGTATTTTTGAACGCGCCCGGCATCACGATGTCACGGTACGAATCCACTTCGCCGAAGATGGAACCATATCCGGTGAACTTGCCCTTGCTGTCGATGTCCTTCAACTCGAAGGGACGGTCCAGAGTCTTCATTGCCATTTTCGTGTCCTCGCAGGTTTCGGGATAGGTTACTTGTCGGTGGGTTTCTTGTCATCGCCTTCCGCTTCGAGCGAAGCTCGGGCCATGTTCAACTGGACGCGGAATTCGTCACCGTAAGCACCGATGCCGATCCGGTCTTCCATATCGCGCACTTCGTTGATCGACAGCCAGCCGTTCTGCAGGCCGGATGCGTAGAACATGTAGCGCGATTTCGTATCGACGCGCAGCAGACCTTCCGCCGAGTAGCGCGGGAAATACTTGCGGCGTTCTTCCGGCGACAGCAGCTGCTGCATGTAGCGCTTCTCACGACGGATCAGCGTCGGTGCCAACGAGTACATCAGGAAGTGCATGTTGAGCGCTTCAACGCTCGACGCCCAGGACGATGCCTTGTCGGTGTGGCCCACCAGCGGCGGCGGCACGTTGAACAGGCGGCACACTTCTTCGATACCGAAATACCGACTCGCCAGCACTTCGGCGTCGGCCATGCTGATGCGATAGTTCGAGCCGTTGACCGGTTCCCAGCCGGACGGTAGCGGCATCCACTTCGACTGGTTGGCCGGATCGTTGTACATCCGCATCCGGTTCTGGAACTGGTTGAACTGCGGATCGGTCAGCGCAGGCGTGCCAGCCGCAACTTTGAAGAAGCCGCCGATCTTCAGCTGGTTCATGAAGGTGCGCATGGCGGTGTCATCGGCGGTGACCTGGGCCGACAGGATGCGGCGACCGGTCTGCAGGCGCGACAGGCCAATGTAGCCATCGAGACTGAAACCCTTCTGATGCAGGATCGATTCGGCAGCGTAATCTTCGCCGTTGATTTCGTAACTCACACGCCCCCTGTCGCTGACCTTCAGGGCAACGCCGGTATCGATGGGGATCGGGATCAGCGCCTTGACCGACTTGTCGCGGCGGCGTTCGATCAGGCTGTACGCGTTGCCCAACAGATCGACCTTGGCGATGTCGGCGCTGGTGTATTCGATGTTGGTCTGGTCGTAGTTCGGGCTGTCGTGCAGCAGGTAGTACAGATCGTGGTTGTCCACGATGTTCTTCTTCTTATCGCGCATTTGCAGCGGCATCGACGCGATGGTTTCCGCACGCAGCTGCACGCACGCCGACACCACCGCCAGCTTCAGCGCATCGCTGACACCGATGAAGGGGTACAACGAGTCACGCCCGTTGTCGCCACTATCCCAAGCGCCCCGGCCAGGGACTCCGACCGTCTTCCAGCCGCCCCTGATTTCCTCGAACACCGCGCCGCCGAAGTTGTTCATTACCCGCAGAAGGTTCATCCCAGCATCTCCATACATCCAAAGTTAGGGTCAACGTACTGCGATGGCGGGTTCCCCATCATCAGTTCGACCGAGTTGAAAAAGGCCATCAACAGGTCGATCTTCGCAGTACCACTAATCTGTTTCGTGATCACCACCGAATTGCCCTTCTGCTCGCACTTCGCGTTCGAGACGTTCCAGGTCATCGCGGGCCTATGGGCGTGAATGATAACGCCTTCTGCCAGTTTGCGTTCGGCGGTCTTGATCGACGCCGCCAGCTTCCAGCCGGTGTTGACCCGGAAACACTTATCTTCAGGGATTCCCGCTTCTTCCAGTTCGGTCAGCAGCCCGCCCAGGGCGTTCGGGTCGAAGCCGATGCCGAACAACAGGCCCGTTTCAAAGATGCGCTTCGCCAGCGCCGTGATCGCCTCGCTGTCCTGGCCGATGTAGTCCACAAGGGTGATGTCACCCTGATCGGCGAAGTCCCGAAGGCGCGGTGCAATCTCCTGGCGCCGTTCCATGACCGTGGGGTGGGCATAGCCATGCTCCCACGACAGCCAGCGCCCTGTGCCGCGCTCACGCCCCATCACGTTGAGTCCATACAGGTCATCCAGACCGCCGCCGTCCACACCCATCACCACCACTTCGCTGCGGGCAAGGATTTCATCCACCGTTGCCGGGGCCGTTTCTGCCTTCTCCCACACGTAGGCACCGGGCCAAGCTTGGTTGTGCAGGTTCATACCGACTTGGATGTTCAGATGCTTCGCCAGCACGTCCTGCAGTTCGAGCGCGCTGGTGTCGCGTGCAGTCTGAATCTTGTCGATCAGGGTTTCTTCATCGACCGAATACCCCAGGTTCGGATTCGTGATGTAGAAATTGTGCGGCTGCAGATACGGCTTGGTCTTTTCGTCAAGGTACTCTTCGGGGAACTCGTAGATGATCGGATAGAACTTCGGGTTGACGATTTCACCGTCACGCACCTTGCGTGCGTAATCCAGTTTTTCCTTGAACACGCCTGCCGGTGGTTCCGACGACTGGGTGGTCAGGTAGATGATGAAACCTTCGGGCCGCGACATCAGGCCACCGGTCGCTTCGGTGAAAATCTTGCCCGCGTTCGCCATCTTCCCGAATTCGTGCAGTTCGTCGATCAGCACGCCAACCGCTTTCTTACCCGACACGGTGGCACTGTCTGCAGCGACAACCTTGATGCTGGCGTTCGTGGCGCGGTGGGTAATCGTGCGGATGTGCGTCTGTACCAGCAGCAGTTCTTCGAGTTCCGGGGTTTCACGGATCGCCGCTGCCATCGGCTTGAAACTGTTGTCGGCGATTTCTTTGGTCGGCGACAGGATGATGAATTCCGCATCGTCGCGCCAGTTCAGCAGCAGGGCGGTAAGCATGATGCCTGCAGCGATGGTGGACTTGCTGTTCTTCTTGCTGATCAGCATGAAGAATTCTTTCATCAACCGGCGACCGCGTAGCGGATGCCCTTCTTCATCGCAGTAGCAGCCGAACACCGCGCCCACAAAGTCGCGCACCCACTCCGGTGACACTTCACCGAACGTCGGGTATTCGTCGTTTGCGTTCTTTCCCAGGTCCACCATGGGCAGCTGATCGAAGTAACTCAGACCTTCTTCGGCTTGGTCCGGCCACAGCGGTGCGCACGGGGTAAGCGGCTGGCGCTTTACGATGCGCGTGCGCCAATCCTTGCAGCTGGTATCCCACTGCGGCGTGTGTAGAACCTGCGACACAGCTTTGCCCACGCCAGATGCAACGCGGCCAGTGCGCTTGGCACTGGCCCGTTTGGTAGTCGCTTTTTTCGGCTTGGTTACCATGTCAGTTCACCGTGGGTCGCACGCCCGGCCCACGCTTTCGGGCGAATCGACCTTCGCTGGCACCCTTTTTTGCGTTGTCCTTCTCCCGATCCTTCTTCCCCGCTTCCGCGATCTTGCCGTGTCGGTAGGGTAGGGCCAGCTTCGCCGCTTCGATTCGGATGCTGTCGGGTGCGCCCTTGTTGTTCATCAGGTCTTCCAGCAGCGCCAGGGGCGTGTCATATCGGGGTTTCAGGAAGCTCTTTCGCGGCGCTTCAGCCTCGCTTTCTGCAGCCGGGGCGTCGGATTTGGCGTTTCGCTTGAACTTGGCGACCAGTTTCCGCACGTCCTCGCGCGAATCTAGGC